CCGACTTTGTAAGGTTTACATGTATCACCATATTTTACTCCTGGCCCACTAGAAGGATCCTCTGGTTTCTTCTTTTTCTTACCATCCCAGAATGATCCAGTGGTTATTGGTTTGATAATAGGATCAGAATTCCACTTCCTAATACTCTGTCCTGGCGTAGACTTCTGCACATATGATCTGTACTCATCTGTACCAACATCGTAAGCCTCTACTAGATCTTTCAACCATGCCTTGAACATCATATGTTCTGGAGTCTGAACTATAACATGGTTCGCACCCCTTCTTATTATTCTACCAGACAAACCAGTATTTACATTCTCAACCAAAGAACCAATCTTAAATATCTCTTCTTTTAGATAAGCAATTCTTAATCCAAATGGATCTAACTTAGGAGCAATCTCCCACTCCTTAACATCTTTCTTAACTTCCTTCTTACTAATTCCCATCTGTTTCTGAAGAAGGTTAAATAAATTCTTCTTCTCCATGTTTCCTATATTAGGAATACCCTTAACAAATCCTTTAAAATCACCACTAGCTGCAGCTGCTCTTAATTTAGAGGCAGACATACCTTCTATTCCTTCTGCATCGGCATCTCTAGCACCAGCAGAGACTACATTAATCTCTTCAAACTCATAGAGATCTCCATTATATTTCTGTGCAAGAGTTTGGAACTCAGCGAGTCTGTCTTGACCAACAACTATAGTTACTGTTTTATATCCTATATTAGCACATGCTAATAGAACATCAAATATAGTCTTGGCATTTGCATCATCTCTAATGTTCTCCTCATAATCAGGGAACATCTTTGCCATATATTCTATCTTCGCACCAGGCTGTAATGGATTCTTCTTAGGATCTACACTACGACTTGGATATATTCTTAGATCAGCACCCTGTCTACTTGCTTCAGATGCTGCTGCATCTAGTAATTTTTGATGTCCTGTTGTTGGTGGATTAAATCTTCCAAATACAATTACTGCGCCCTCTGACTCGGGCTGTCCCATTATTTCAGCAGTTTGTTGTTGGAGGTCACCAGTGCCAAAAACTTCTCCACTATCCTCGACACTAGATGGTTCTTGTTGTGCTTGCTTTGGAACGGGAGCAGCTTGAGGTGCCGCTTGCGGTTGAGGCCTATTAGGTTCGGGAGTCTTCGTCTTCGTTGAAGTTGGTTCCTCCTCTGCTGCACCTCTACCTCCTGTGTAGTGTAGTTTACCTTGAACAGTTTTCGCAACAAAGTTTCCTTTCTGATCGTACCATCCGCCATGACCGTCACCCTTCAAACCCTTGAGTTTGGCTTCGGTAGATGCAGCTGTTTTAACAGCTTCGGTTAGAAATTGACCGAAAGACTTCACAAATTCCTTACGAATACAGAGTTATTTATCATAAAAACTTTACACCAGGCGTATTAATATATAATGACTTGCCCTGCCATCCTCCAGCAGTCCTTGTCCTCATTGTTATTGGAATACTTACAGTCTTTTTATTATACTTAAATGTCATCTTAAATGACTGTGATGTACCATCATATGATCCACTAATAGATGACAATTTACTTGCATCTGAATTGAACAAAAGTCCTTTCAATTCTAGGTTATCAGATACATTAGTTATCTTACTAGAACCTGAAGGATTACCAACTAAAAGTTTATATGGACATGGAGTGTAGCTACTTCTAGGATCATCATAAGTATAAAAATAAATTGTCTGTAAGAAATAAACTAAATTAGCAGATGTTTCTAAATGTTTAGCAAAGGATGTGATTAAAGAATTTCGGAATGGATAATAAAAATCTTTAGCATAGAAATTTAAACCATCATCTCTAAATGAATCTGCTATATTAGAAAAAGATCTGGTAGAACCACTCTCACTATATGGTTCACTTGAAATATTAAAATCATCCAAAGCACCCTTAGCATTTGTAGAAGTAACAGTTTCCGCTGCAGTGTTCCAAGCAGAATCCATCAGTCCTTGAACAACACTTAACTGGGCACCATCATCCATCTTCTTATAAAAGGCATTAAGATTAGTATTAAACTTTGGTGTTGCATCTGTACCAGAAGCAATCTTATTAGAATAACCTAAGAATGTATTATCAGCGAACTTTAAGATAACATCGGATGGTGTCTTAGGTGAAATGCCAGTAGGTTTTCCTCTAGGAACCCAATACTTAGTTGCAACTGCCTTACCTTTAATATCACTCTTAATTGCTATGGCATTATTACGACCAATATTAATATCTCTATCTGGCGTAGCATCTTTATCAATCAATTCTGCAAGTTCAGCAAAAGTAACAGGAGTACCTTCACCAGTTAGAACACCAGTAGAACCTGACTGTGTAGTACAATGACTCTCCAACTGTTGTGGCGTCATATGTGGTTGATCTAAAAAGTAAACACTTAGAAATTCATTTACATTAGAAGATGCAGTACTATCCTTTCGGGTTGTCATGCCCAAGTGACCTTGAATTTTATCTTTGGTTGTTACAATACCATATGGTAATTGTTGATGTCCATTGCCAGCCTTACAAACTTGAAATTTATAAGATCCATTACCAAACTTCTTAATTATATCCCCATCAACATCATCAACACATTTAAAAACTATATCAGTTAGTTTCTTCTTGTTTGCCTCTCTTCTAGCATGTTGCGTAATCTCATTCTTAGACATCTGTTTTTTAGGCAGACCTCTTTTCTGTTGTATTAATTTCTTATTTCTTTCATATGCATCTGCCATCCTACTGGAAAGATCCTGTTTGACCTGTTCCTCAATCATCGCTCCTTCTTTATCATTAACCAATCCAAGGACTATCTGTTTGATATTCCCCTTCATAGTATAGTAGGGATTGGGTTTACCCTTTTGTTGATAAGTTGGTGAGACTGTAGGCATTTTTATTATCTGTAGCCCAATTATTTAGAGATCACCCTCCTCTCTATTCTCAGACATAACTACTTCAAAAGTACCGCCTGGGTATCTCTTCTGCAATTTCTTTACATTAGTCGCAATAACTTCTTCAATTGGAACCTCCAATGCCATACATGCCTGCATTGTATACCACATTAAATCTCCCAGTTCTGTAACAAGATGATGTTTGTTTGCATCATTCCAAGGTTTGCCTTGGAAGACCATCTTCTTAACAATCTCAAGAAACTCACCAGACTCAGCAGCAAGTCCGACACCAGCAGTAAGCAATCTCTCAATGTTAGCACCTTCACCATCTAGTTCAACCATTCTGTCTGCAAGAGCAACAAAATCTTTTGAACAATCAGATGTAACGGTATCTACAAAGTGTTCATACTTTTTGAAATCAATAGTCATTAGAAATTCAATTTAGAAAGTTTACTTTTCTTAGTCTGTTTGTCTTCATTATTATACTCTTCTTCTTGCCCACTGTCAACTATATCTTCTTGTGCTGATTGTTCACAGTCATACAACCTCATCTTGGCACGATCAATACCAATAACAAATCTCTTGAAGACAGTAGGATCATTATACCTATTCTTCAATTGTTTTACCATAAGTTGATTTACGGCCTCAAGCTCTTCAGTACTAATAAGAGCAAACATAAGGTCAGCGGTAGCTGGAAGCCCGAAAGACTCACTGGTATCTGTAAGGTCAACATCACTACTAGCAAAACCAGAACGAGTAGTCTGAGTGGCTGAGACAATGGGGACATTAGATTCGACAGCCAATCCTCGCAATTCCTCAGCAATCGCTTTAATGTACGAATACGAATTGACATTAGATCCAGCCCTGTAACGTGATGATGCACATATGTTTAGATAATCTATGAATATTATATCAGGTTTAAAAGATTTTTTCAATGCAAGTTCATTGAGCAGTCCTTTGAAATGTCCTGAGTGTGCTGCAGCAGTAGGATACTCTTTGATAATAAGATTACCCTGTGTTTTCTTGGCAAGATTACTAACCTTTGTCTCAAACATAGGTCGAGGAAGATCTGTCAATTGCTGAACAGGAATGTTTAAAAGATTAGCATCAATTCTTTCAGCAATCTTCTCCTCAGCCATCTCAAGCGTGATGTATAGTACGTTCTTGCCTTGGAGTAACACACTGCTTGCGACATGACACATAAACAAAGACTTACCAACACCAGTGCCAGCGAGAGCAATATTGAGTGTTTTATTTGGAAGGCCGCCCTTCGTAATTTTATTGAAAAGTTCGAGGTCGAATTCGATCTTGTCCTCTTTTCTATGGTAGAAATCGAATCTATCCTCATAGTCTTCTAAGTAATCGTGTCCTACATGATTGTCAAAACCTACTGCTAATGCATCTGACAGGATAGAAGGAATGGCATCAACACCTTTCTTTATATCATGTCCATCTGCAATAGAAATACTCTCGACCAGTGCCAAGTATATAGCCCGTTCCTTGCACCATTTCTCTGTAGAATCAACTAACCAATCCTCCTGTACTGGTTCTGTTGAAATATCATTTAGATAAGTAGTAACCTCCTTAAAGGTATCATCAGTAATGTCCTTTCTTTTCTCACACTCAATGCTTAATATCTCTTTTGTAGGACACCTATCATACTGAACTATAAACTTGGCAGACTCCTCAAAGATAATCTTTTCATGAGTATTCTCGAAATACTCTGGTTTTAAAAAAGGCAATACCTTTCTAGTATACTCCTCATTAAGAACAAGGTTCCGTATGATAGTATTCTCAATCGTTTCCATCAACTATAGTGTAGATAGGTACTCATAATGTATTTTGGTTCCCCATCTGTGACAGGCAATCCTCTATGAGGATACTGCCATGTAGGAGGGAATACTAATACTCTACCAGTTTTAGGTGTAATTGTCAATTCATGGAAAGGAAACGTGGTTGTTCCTCCAGTAAAATCATCATTAAGGTATACTAGAAAGGCAAGATATCTCTTTGCCGATTGGTGATCTTGTATATCAACATGAGTATCAAATTGATCTTCCGTGCCTGGTTCGTACTTCTTTACTCTTAATTGTTCAAACAAAATCTTACTAGGAAACCATTCAGTATATTCTGGCAGTTCTTTCTTATATTCTTTTACTACTTCTACTACCTTATAACAACACAACTGTACGAATTTACCAAACTTCTCTTCTTCATTCAAATTAACCTGAGTGAATTGAGGCATATGATAATTCTCCACTCTCTCTTTTCTTTGAGAGGCTTCATATATTCCTATAAGCGATTTACATACATCTTCACTAAAATGATCATAAGTTTTAACAAACTTATCCATAACTAAAGGTTGTTCTGGCAATCTCTTCCAACCTTGCCATAACCTCATCGGTGAAATACTCTTCAGGCGAGGCAAGAATCTGTTTTCCGTAGACTTTTTTTCCGTTGATTTCGTATCTTCCAGCGGAATTTTTCCAGAGTCCTCCATGTTCTCCTAATTCTAGAAGTCCATAGTATCTATCAAGTCCACGTTCGTCATAATACAAACGAATATTTACTTCTTGATTTTCTTTAGAGAGTCTTGACTTAACTGTCTTAGCTTTAATAATGTTTCCAATAACTTCTTTCTGATCCTTTTCCTTTTTTTTGCTGAGATAAATGATTGTACTTGCGGCATACTTGAGCCCAGAGCCGCCTCCCATTTCTTTAGTTGGGACATAACTGCCGATAACATCGTATGTGTGATTTGTAACTATAAGGGGTATTTTTGCTTGACCAAGTTTTAAGGTTAACATTCTAAATGCACCTTTCACCAGTTGAGATTTGGTCATATCTCTAACCTGTTTATCATCCAATGCATCTCTGATTTCTTTCTCAGTAGACAACATACCCAGAGAGTCTAACACAAACATACAAGGTTTGCGATCCTTCTCATCCTTCTTTAAATATATATCAACTGCCTTAAGTGCCTTACTTCGGAACTCTTCTATTGTAACGACATTAATTACAACTAACCGTGAAGTATCAATTCCACGGTCTTCCAATAATGACTTACTAACTGCGGCTTCAGTATCGAAATAGAGGCAATAACCATCAGGATTAGTATCGAGGAAGTTTTTAACCACAGCGAGGGAGAAAAAAGTTTTCCCAGTGCTGCTCTCACCAGCAATGGCGGTAATACGACTACGACTCGCACCACCAAACAAGCTACCTGATAACAGGCTATTAAAAATGAACGAGCCCGTATCCACAAACTCCTCCCGTTCGTCGATGTCTCTGGCGAGTTGGGTGTAGTCATCACCTATTTCCTGTACTATTTCTTTTAAAAAATCCATAATGATTTAGTCCTTTTTTAATTCTACCATATTCCATAATAAATTACCAGCGATTGATATCCTGGCCTCATCAGTATTATAGAATGGATATACTTGATGATGTAATGATGATGGAAAAACCATCATAATCCCTTCCATTTCTGGATCCATAAAGATTGGAAGTTCTACTGGATGTCCCAAAATATTATTGTATGTAAATTGGAAATCAGATGCAGCATCTGAATGGAAAGATAAATTGTGTTGTTCCTGAGATTTTGTAGGAATTTTCATCCATATGACAAATGATGTTATGCCTGAATGTGCATGAGATGGATTGAACTCTGTTTGATACTGATAGTTAACCCACCAGTTCATGCTAAGTTTTGCTTCAAACTTATGATGAAGAGAAAAATCAACAGGAGGAGCAAAGTTTTTGGGATCTTCCTTGACTATACGATTAGTCAATGGGCCTACAATTTCATTTAAAAAATAATCATCCTTATCCTCCAATCCCAAACTACCTGTTATGTTACCAGCAAGTCTATGACTATAATCATTACTGTCCTCAACATTATCAGTTTCAGCCTGTCTAATAACAGACCAAAGATAATCCATAATTTCTTTGGATAATTTAGTTTTATGTAAAGGGATGTTTGGTAATTGAAATGGTTCCCACAATACTTCTTTAGGCATCTCTTGGATAATAAACTTGTACGAATGATTCACACTTGGGGCATGAGAGATTAGTTACGATAGAATATTCTTCTTCACATCCATAATCCTCACCAGAAAAATCTGATCCCCATATTAATTCTGTATTACAATGCCAACAATTCATTAGATTCCTACTATCTTGCGTTGCCTCTCAAAGTAGTTATGCAACAACCATGAACTGCTATTCATCTTATCTGAACCACCAATACCAAATTCAAATTCTACTCGTGGATCATCCTTAAATCTTTCTAGTTCTGGTATATTACCACTGGTTCTATCACCACCATTACAGAACACAACTGTGTCAGCAATCTCTAAACATCTTTCAATGGCAAGACAAGCAGATCCATCTTCATCTGGAGTATCTTCCACTGTGATTACAGCATCAACAATATCAAGATGCCTAATAATCTCCGCACGTTCCTTCCAAGGTAAAAAATATTGTCCTTTCTTTCGTGTTAACCATTCTTCTGTATTGATACCAACAACCAGATAATTAGTTAATTCTCTTGCCTTCTCAAATAAGGCAATGTGTCCACTATGGAGTGGATCAAACCCTCCAGTAACTAAAGTAACTATTCTTTTTTTAGTCATCAAAGTCCCCTTTTCTTGCTGAGTACACCTTCACGCTATTATACCTTGTTTCCATATCTTTTGCAAACCATTGTGCGAGATCTCTGGTTTCAAAGATCTTCATATTCTTTTCAGAATATACGCCCGTCTCACTCCACATAACAATATAACGAGTCATGCGAAGAAAGACTCCAATGTATTTTTACGTTCGGTCTCCCAACCAATACAGTCTAAGATAACTTTAATGGGCTCCATAAATGATTTGTTAAATTGTAATTCATAATCAACATACTTTTCCAAATCAAGTTCTGATGGAAAGTCTTGGATAAAAGAGATAACATTCTCATGCATCCAATTAGGAGTCTTCAGATAACAAAACTTAATCTTCTCTCCATTCTGGATTGCAGCATATTTATTATCTAAATTCTTTTTCTTAACATAATGGTTATATAATATTGCTCCCCTAACATGAATAGGACAACCCTTTTCATACATGTCAGATGAAGACTTCCACTTCTCTACATTAGACAAACTACGAGGAAAGGCAACTTCTTCTGGTGGAAGTTGTTTAAAATCTTTACGACACTGTTCGATATAATCAATAACCTCATCTTCTGTACCTGTCATCAATAGTCCAAAGGCATCCTTCAAGAACTTACGACATGGTGCAGGGGTTGAAGTCTTGATTGCTTCAATACCCATGATCTTAAGTTTTGCCTGTTCATATCTTACACCCTCACTATCCCATACGTTGAGAATATATCTTTTCTTGGCAGTCCATATACCTCTATCGGCAATGTTCTCCCTCTTCATGATCATTTTTTGGTCGTAGG